ACTGGAGTTCAGACGTGTGCTCTTCCGATCTAAATACTGGATGAGCCATCGTTGGAAAAAATCAGGACACTTTCTGTATATTACAGTAAAAGAAGCCAGCTTTCCAAGGCAAAGGAAGAACTGAGAGAGCTGCTGGAGGAATTGGAAGAAGCACCGAACCCATTTGATTTTGAAGATCTTGTCTTTTTGACTGATAATACATGGTCCGAGGTTGCCGATGTGTTCATAATGCTTATGCAGCTGATTATGCAGCATGAATCAGCGGAAAAGGTTTCTGAAGAAATCAACTACAAACTGAATCGGCAGTTCAATAGGATCAGCAAAGAGAATATTCCTGAGTGGAAGGAGAAAATGCTCAATACGTTCCTTGGAGGTAGATAGAATGGATGAACGCCTTTTGTTCTTGTTTTCTTTCTTGGATGAAGTGGAAAAAGAGATAGCGGATGATGCGGATAAACAGGTTTGGATTGAAAAGTGCATAAACATAAAGACGTTAAGCGACTTTACAGTTTCATGCTCATACGGAGATATGGTTTTGATAATCTGCGTACTGAAGGATTATTTGAAACTGATTGCGGATAAAGAAGGTCCAACCTGGGATTATTACAGAGAGAAGTTTTCAAAAATGGCTTACAGATTATCTGCTCAAATAGGTTACAACTATGAAAAAGCCTATGAAAGATGCCAGAAGAAGATGAACGGAAAAAGTAGCAATGATGATATTGGTGAGGATGCAATGGCATTGGCTGTCAAATATGGAGGAAACGGTAAAAAGAAATCAGAAAAATCTGATTCATCGGATTCTGGAGGGAAAAATGAAGAGATTAACACATAAACTTGCAAACGGACTGAGTACAGGATACTGGTCCGGAAGAAGTAAAGCAGATCTTGTTGAAAGACTGGCTGAATATGAGAACACAGGATTGACACCGGAAGAGATACATATTGTTATGAGAAACCTGGAGATACTCGAAGAACGGATGAAGGAGGAAAATGACAGATGAGTTTAATGCATGCGAAATATCCAAATTTGGAACTTTTGGAATTTAAAGCAAGAGTTATGTTGTCAAAGGATAGTGAGTTCACAGAAGAGGTAGATAAAAAGCGAAAAGAAAATAAGTATAGATCGGTGGAGTTTGAAGCTATTGTTTTTTCTCAGATGTGGGGAAGTACATGCACCGGCTTTGATGTTTTGAAAGATGGAAGTCCAGCTATTGGAGGATGTGCAATGACAAAGGAATACACAACAGTGATGCATGAGCTTCTAACGGATTCCTATATCGTATTCTTTGGAGCAGAACCATGTTATAAAGTGACTAATGCGAACGAGACTTTCTTTGATGATTTGGGAAAACGGAGAATGGCAAGTTTGAGCGAGGCAAAAAAAGCATATTAAAAGCGGAGAGTGATGGATGTTTTGTATGATTGCATAAGAAGCGAAGAAAAGAAATACTGCTGTACCTGTAAATGGTATGCGGAGTTTGAAGGCGTATGCTGCAATGGGGATAGTGAACATAGAGGAGATTTCAGAAATCTGGATGATACTTGTGATTGCTGGGAAAACATTGAGGAAAAGGACAGGTGCAATGGATGCTTTGGAGCAGCGAATAATGATTGCCATATATGTCCGAAAAACGGTCTGGAGGTGTAAAATGTTCACGAAATGCCAGAAATGCGGTAAGAAGTTGACGGATCCGGAGAGTATGGCCAGAGGGTACGGACCTGAGTGCTGGTCGCAGATAACAGGAGAACCGCCGGATTCAAATGCCAAGGTTGGAGATGAAGATGAGATTTCCGGACAAATGAACATATTCGACTTCCCGGAATATCTTCCGGATACAGGAGAGGTGAATAGCAATGGCTAAGATAATACTGTTTCCTACTCATGATGGATATTGCAGGACCTGTGCATATTACAATGAAAATGGAACCTGTAATAGTGAAAAGTATAATGAACATCAATATGAGGTTAGTTGTGTTTGGAAATACTGTCCATACAGAAAGGAGAAAGCTGATAATGGAAGAAAAAAATATTGAAAAAATAGTGATACACTATGATAATGGAGAAGAGAATACCATACATAAAGGTTTCATGTGTGATATAAAAGAGGACACAGAATCTGGAGAAGCAACACTTGACTTTACCATGTGCCATATTTCAGGAAGAGATCTTGAAATGATAGTCATGGGATGTCTGGAGCTTGGAGAAAGGCTTGGTATGTTCGATGGAAGAAAAGAAAAACCAGAATAAGAGAGTATGCCCGCTGTGCGGAAAAGAGTATGACGGAGTTCCTGCACTTTCCAGAAAGGACAATGAAACGCTTATCTGTCCGGAGTGCGGTACCAGAGAGGCGATTGATGCAGCTCTCAGTGTTCCGGAGTTTTCTGCCGGCATGACAGAGCAGGAAAAAGAGGAGTATAAGGAAAACGTGATCAGAAAGATTCACGAGAATATTTAGATTTGGAGGATGAAGACATGGATATGAAAGATAGAGTTGAATTCGTAGCATTGACGAAGGAGGAAATCGAATCCATGATTGCGAAGGCAGCTCTGGCCGGGGCGTCTGTGGCGGCTGAGACTATGGAGAAAGCGTACCGAAAAGAGCAGAAAGAGTTAAAAGATCGCCGACTGCATAACACAAGGCTGTTGCTTAGAAATTATAGAATGCTGAAGGAATCATGCTCAAAAGCGGTATATTCAAAGACAAGAGAAGAAAAAAGCACCGCAGAGGTCATGGAGGACATCATGTCCATGAAAGGCAGTGACGGAGTGATCGTGAATTCCATTAAGGAGTCAGCCGAAAGGACAAGCATTATCATTGCTCATATTGACAAAATGCTGGATGTGTACCGGGTATTTTGCAGCAAATGCGGAGAAAAAGAGAAGAGGCAGTATAAGGTTGTGAAGGCTATGTATATGACAAAGGAGGCGGCGAGCGTTCCGGAATTATCAAAAAGATTCGGAGTGAGCAAGGTCACGATCTATGATGATATAAAGGCAGCGGAAGAGCGACTGTCTGCCCTGTTTTTCGGCATTAACGGCTTGAAGTTTTCTTCTTGAAAATAGGAATAACGGAAACCGTTAAGTTAATATTGACTTAATAACGGAAATCGAGTATGATATGGGAGTAAAATCTTATCAATAGCCATGAGCCATCGGGAAAGAACCGGTGGCTTTTTTCATTCATTCCGGGAAAGGAGATGCAAGAAAGGAAGAAAATGCTTCTTACATCAAACAAAGGAGAGAAAAGATGAATGGAATCATGGTGTTGGTGGTATATGCGGCCCTTATGATTGTAGCCACTATAGTTTTTGCAAAGAGGGATAAGGATTCGGACAGCTTTTATGTTGGAAACCGTAATATGGGAACCGTCAGCTCTGCGATGAGCATTGCTGCTACATGGATTTGGGCTCCGGCGTTATTCACATCTGCTGAGAAAGCATATTTGAATGGCGTTCCGGGGTTGTTTTGGTTTCTGGTACCGAATATTCTCTGTCTGCTCATTTTCATACCGTTTGCGAAGCGGATCCGGAAGGAAATGCCGAATGGCATTACACTGTCCGGCTATATGAATGAAAAGTACAGATCGGAGAAAGTAAAAGGAGTATATCTCTTCCAGCTGACGATGCTTACGGTCCTTTCCACTGCAGTACAGCTCCTTGCAGGGGGCAAGATACTCAGCGTGGCCACCGGATTGCCACTGTGGGTAATGACGATTGTACTGGCAGTCATCGCTTTTTCATATTCGCAAATATCCGGGATAAAGGCGTCTGTACTTACGGATGCTATTCAGATGATATTTCTTCTTCTGGCGTGTGCGATATTCGTTCCGTGGGCGCTGAAATCGAATGGAGGAATGTCATCGATCCAACTGTCCGGAATTACCGGAGAGTTCGGAGATCTGTTTTCAAAGAACGGACTGCAGGTATTTCTTGGATTTGGATTGCCTACAGCGATAGGGCTGTTTGCTGGACCGTTCGGAGATCAATGCTTTTGGCAGAGAGCTTTTTCTATCAGCGATAAGAAGATTGGAAGAGCGTTTTCACTCGGAGCCGTTCTGTTTGCGGTGGTGCCGTTTTCCATGGGAATCCTTGGATTTGTTGCGGCAGGAATAGGATTTATGCCGAAAGATACAGGAATGGTAAACTTTGAACTGATACAGGCACTTTTCCCTGCATGGGTGATTGTACCGTTCATGTTCATGCTTATATCCGGACTGTTATCTACCGTAGACAGCAATTTGTGCGCGATTGCTTCGCTGACAACGGACCTGAAAGTTACCGGCAAGTTAAATGATGCCGATAAAATCAGTGTTTCCAAGCTGGCTATGGTTGCACTGCTGATTACCGGCATTTTAATTTCCAATATTCCGGGACTTACCGTAACGCATATGTTCCTGTTCTATGGAACACTGAGAGCGACAACGATGCTCCCGACAATGCTCACACTGTTAAAGGTTAAGCTGACGAGCAACGGGGTAGTGGCTGGAATCGTCACTTCCTTTGCCGTAGGGCTTCCTATTTTCGCCTGTGGCACGGTTTTTGATATACCGGAGTATAAAACAATAGGCAGCTTATTAACCGTCCTGCTGGCGGGATTTGTAGCTGTGCTTATGAGTGCATGGAGGAAAGTTCATGGAAAAAGTATTGGGTAGAAAACAGAGTATCAGAAATGAAGACTGGATAAATGCAATGCAGCACATTGAAGATCTGGTAAAGAAAGAAGAACTGGATGTGCTTGTTGATCAGACAGTATCAGAGATCCTGGAACAGACAGAAGGGAAGAAAGTAGCATTCGCATGGAGCGGAGGGAAAGATTCCCTTGTGCTTGAAAAGGTCTGCGAAATGGCAGGAATCCATGATTGCCTTATGGCAGTATGTGATCTGGAATATCCGGCGTTTGTGGAGTGGGTTGAATCCCATAAACCGAAAAAGCTGGAAATCATCAATACCGGTCAGGATATGGATTGGTTATTGAAACACCAGAATATGCTATTCCCGCAGAAAAGCAATGTGGCGGCTCAATGGTTCCACATGGTACAGCACAGAGGGCAGGCAAGGTATTATAAGGCACATGATCTGGATATGCTGCTCCTCGGAAGACGGAGAGCAGATGGAAATTATGTCGGTAAAGGCTCAAACATCTATACGGATGGAAATGGAGTTACAAGATACAGCCCGCTTTCGGACTGGAGCCATGAAGCAATACTCGCATTTATTCATTATCACAAAGTACCTGTTCCGCCTATTTATGAGTGGAAGAATGGGTATTCCTGCGGAACGCACCCGTGGCCGGCAAGACAATGGACCGGATCCGTGGAAAACGGGTGGAAAGAAGTATTTGAAATTGACAGAAGGATTGTTATCGATGCAGCGAAGACGATACCGAGTGCCAGAGAGTTTCTGGAAAAGAACGGTAAGTAATCGCTGAAATACCGGAAGAATTGCAGTTCTCCAGGAAAATGCGATAAACATGACAGTAAAACAAATTGCTCCTTCAGAATAATTTTGGAGGAGAAACCGATGAAACAATTAACATTGAAACTCAGTGAACTTGTCCGGCCGGAACGGAATATCAGAATCCATACGGAAAAGCAGCTTGAAGAATTTGAGCGAAGCGTAAGGATGTTCGGACAGATCCGGCCAATCGTTGTCGATGAGAAAAACACAATCCTCGCAGGAAATGGATTGTATGAGACATTACTGCGGATGGGAGAGGAACAGGCACTTGTCTATAAATATGATGACCTGACGGAATCGCAGAAGAAAAAACTGATGATTGCCGATAATAAGATCTTTTCCCTGGGAATTGAGAACCTCGACACCCTGAATGAGTTCCTTGAAGAATTGAATGGAGATTTGGATATTCCGGGATTTGATGAGGAAATCTTAAAACAGATGGTGGCAGACGCCGATGAGGTCACTGAGAAAATTTCAGAATATGGAACCTTGGATGAAGAGGAGATTCAGCAGATCAAAGAAGCGAACGAAAAGCGGGAGCAGAAAGAACTGGAATCCGTTTCAGAAGAGGGGAAAGCAATTGTGCAAACTGATTTGCCGCAGCAGGGCGGGCAGTCCGCCACGATGGAGAGTCCGGAATCAGCAGAAACCAGACGCTTTGTAATCTGCCCGAAATGCGGTGAACAGATATGGCTGTAAAACGATGTGAGTCCAGCATAGATGTCGTAACAGCAGCCGAAATCAGAATAAAGAACGTCTTCCGAAACGGATTGCCGGTATTCTTTTCTTTTAGTGGCGGGAAAGACAGCCTGTGTGTAGCACAGCTTCTGGTAAATCTGGCAAACCGAGGAGAGATAGACATGAAACAGCTGACTGTGCAGTTCATTGATGAAGAGGCAATCTTCCCTTGTATGGAAGATATGACAAAGAAGTGGCGCCGGATCTTTATGATGATGGGAGCCAAATTTGAATGGTACTGCGTAGAAGTAAAACATTTCAACTGTTTCAACGCCTTGTCAAATGATGAGACGTTTATATGCTGGGACTCAACAAAACAGGATGTGTGGGTAAGACAGCCACCTCCATTTTCGATTAGAAGCCATAAGCTGTTAAAGCCGAGAGTGGATGCGTACCAGGACTTTCTTCCGAGGGTATGTACTTCCGGAATAACTCTCGTAGGCATAAGAACGGCAGAATCATTGCAGCGACTACAGAATATCGCCTCAATGACAAAGGCCGGAAGGACTATGACGAACAAAAGGCAGGTATTTCCGATATATGACTGGACAAATAACGATGTCTGGCTGTTCCTGAAACGGGAACATGTTGACATACCGGAAATATATCTGTATTTATGGCAGTCAGGTTCATCAAAGCAGCAGCTTAGGGTTTCGCAGTTCTTTTCTGTAGATACAGCTCGCTCACTGGTAAAAATGAATGAATATTATCCAGATCTGATGGAACGAATCATTAGAAGAGAGCCGAATGCTTATCTGGCTGCCCTGTATTGGGACAGCGAGATGTTCGGCAGGAGCACAAAAGGCCGCCGGCAGATGGAAAAAGGTTCTGACACCAAAGATTACAAGAAGGAATTGCTTACCATGTTCGCAAATATGGATGTGTTCTTCGATACTCCGCATAAGCGGCATATCGCAGAACGATACAGGAATTTCTTTATGCAGGTATCAACCATTGCTACTGCAGAGGACTTTAAGCACATATATGAGGGGCTCATCTCAGGAGATCCGAAGATGAGGACCTTCCGGGCGCTTTATCACAGAATTTATGGTAAATACATCAGCAAAGCGAAGAAAATGGAGGATTCAAAGCATGGACAATAAATTGACAGCACCGTTATCTACCCTGCAATGGGTACCGAGAAGCAAGCTGAAACCGAATGATTACAACCCGAATAAGGTATCCAAAGAAAACCTGAAACTGCTTACACAGTCAATTCTTACGAATGGCTGGACTCTTCCGATTGTGGTTCGACCTGATTTTACGATTATTGACGGATTCCACAGATGGACCGTAGCTGGACAGGAACCTCTTGTTTCTATGTTGGACGGTTACGTTCCGGTGGTTATCGTTGATCATAAAGAGCATTCGGAGGATATTTACGGTACCGTTACTCATAACAGGGCAAGAGGTACACATCTGCTTGAACCGATGAAGAAAATCGTAAAAGAACTCATGAATGAGGGAAAAACGATAGAAGAAATCGGAAAGCAGCTTGGTATGAAACCGGAAGAGATCTTCAGGTTATCAGACTTCTCAAAAGAGGACTTCCTCAATATGATGACAAAGGATGTTGGAGGTTTTTCAAAAGCGGAATTTGTTACAAAAATCTGATTTTAAAAACTGTTATACAACATATAGAACACAGAACGGCGGTTCGGGCGAGTGCTCTGACCGACTTCCTTGTGTCCGAATAAAATGCGGAAAGCGAGGTGATGGCGTTGCCGAGAGCAAGAAGTCCAGATAGCATTGAGGCGGAAAAGATGTTCCATGACGGTATGGCTCTGGTTGATATTGCTAAGAAACTTGGCAAGCCTGAAGGAACTGTCCGTAGGTGGAAGTCCACCCAGAACTGGGATGGAAACAGTAAAAAAAAACAAGGCGAGCGTTCGCAAAAAGATAATGCGAGCGTTCGCAAAAGAGGAGGACAGCCTGGGAACAAAAACAGCAAAGGAAAACAGAATGCAAAAGGGCATGGAGCACCGAAAGGAACTCAGAACGCTCTGAAGCATGGAGGGTACTCTGCTGTATATTGGGACACGCTGGATGAGGATGAGCGAGAGCTCATAGAATCTATGCCGCAGGATGAAGAGGAAATCCTGATAAATCAGATCGCTCTTTACACAGTCCGGGAACGCCGGCTTATGAAAGCAATCAATAAGTACCGGGATTCAAAAGGCGGTGTGTATGTTGCCGGAGCGATAAGGTTTGAGAAAAAGAGAACCTTCAAAGACGATGAGGAAAAAGAACTGTATGAGGAGAGAATCCAGGAAAAGGTAATGAAGAATGAACGTCTCCCGGGAGAATCTTATGATTTGCAGACTTCTACCGCATCTACAGCAGATCTTGTGGCAAGGCTTGAAAAAGAGCTGACCTCCGTACAGAGCTGTAAAACGAAAGCCGTTGACGCTCTGGCAAAACTCAGACTTGAGAAAGAAAAGGCAGCAGGAGAAAGCAAAGGGAACGAATTGGTTCGTGCCTGGGCTGATAGCGTCATAAAGTCAAGGAGGGAACAGAATGGACAGTAATATGGATTGGTTGTCGAACTTCCTTGATGAAAGCATACCGATATGGAGAGATAATCCTGTCATTTATTTCCGGGAAGTATTGCAGTTTGAACCTGATGAATGGCAGGCAGAGGCGGCAATGGACTTGGCGCACAACCCGAAGGTCAGTATCAAATCTGGCCAGGGTGTTGGTAAGACCGGTTTGGAGGCCGCTGTGTTCCTGTGGTTTATCACCTGCTTTCCGTATCCTCGTATCGTAGCGACAGCTCCTACAAAACAGCAGTTGCACGATGTTCTTTGGTCTGAGATCTCGAAGTGGATGAGCAAGTCTCCGTTGCTCTCTCAGATACTCAAATGGACCAAGACCTATGTTTATATGGTCGGCAATGAAAAGCGTTGGTTTGGCGTTGCTAGGACTGCTACAAAGCCAGAGAATATGCAAGGGTTTCATGAAGATAATATGCTTTTCATTGTGGATGAGGCGTCTGGTGTCGCCGATCCGATTATGGAGGCTATTCTTGGTACCTTATCAGGAGAAAATAATAAACTGCTCATGTGTGGAAACCCGACGAAGACAACCGGAACATTCTATGACAGCCACACAAGAGACAGGGCACTTTATAAGTGCCATACTGTATCATCTGCAGACAGCAAGAGAACAAACAAAGAGAACATTGAATCTCTGATAAAGAAATACGGGTGGGAATCCAATGTGGTTCGTGTCCGTGTGCGGGGAGAATTCCCGAATCAGGAGGACGATGTTTTTATCGCATTATCTATCATAGAGCAGTGTGGCAGCAGGCTGTTTGAACTGGATGATGGAAAATTACTGCCATATATCATTTTCGGTGTCGATGTGGCACGTTTCGGAGATGATGAAACGATTATCTACCGCAATGCCAGAGGGAAATTGAAAATCGTAGCAAAGCGAAGAGGTCAAGACCTGATGAGAACGGTCGGAGATATTGTCAGGCAGTACAAGAAAGCAATCAAAGAATTCCCGGACTACCACGGGAGGATATACGTCAATATTGATGATACCGGTCTTGGAGGTGGAGTAACTGACCGACTTAGGGAAGTAAAACGGGAAGATAAACTGAACAGGCTGTATGTGGTGCCTATAAATGCCGCTGAGAAGATTGAAACAGATACAAAAGCCGGGAAAGATGCAGCGGAGCATTACAATAACCTGACAACCCATATGTGGGCTGTACTAAAGGACCTCATGGAGAACCAGGAGATTGAGATTGAAGAGGATTCAGAGACATTTGCACAGCTTTCTTCACGAAAATATTTCCTTGCCAGCAATGGAAAGCTGGAGCTTGAGAGCAAAAAGGAAATGAAAAAGAGGGGATTGGATTCCCCGGACCGTGGAGATGCTGCGGCGCTTTCTGTTTACTTAGGAAAAATCAAGAAGTACACCGGAAGTGCTCCGAATCAGGCGAATACTGCTGGCCTTGGAAAGAGCAGCTACTGGAAAAACAGATAGGAGGTTGTTTGAATGGGTATCTTTAGAAAAAGAGAAGGATTTGTCACAAAAGGGAATCGTCAGATTCAGAATAGCGATACACCGGGAGCTCAGCAGACAATAATCAAAGGTCTGGATCATTATTCCAATCAGATTCTTGAAGCTCTGAATGGTTATCCGGCAGATGATGCCGCATTGATCGTTGTAAGCCTCAGAAATCTGGCAGACGGTATCCAGAAACAGAATCCTGCAAGTAAAGTTCTGATCGATTATATCAACAAGAATTTTAAGAAACCGGAAATATCAATTGATGAAAAGGTTGAAAAGACCAAAAAAAGATAGTGAAAGGAGGGAAAACCCATGGCAGAGATTGGTCGTATAGGCCAGAAGCGGTATGGTGGAGTTTTCTATGAGGAATTTCTTCGAGAACTGCAGGGCATAAAAGGCATAAAGACGTATCGCGAGATGGCGGACAATGATGATACAGTCGGCGCCATCCTTTTTGCTATTAAAATGCTCATCCGTCATACCAAATGGAACATTGAGCCAGGAGGTGATACGGCGATAGACCGTGAGGCGGCAGAGTTTGTGGAAAGCTGTATGAATGATATGAGTACCACATGGACAGATACCATTTCGGAGATCTTATCATTCCTGACTTATGGTTGGAGCTTTCACGAAATTGTGTATAAGCGCCGAATGGGAAAAAGCAGGAACAGGAAGACGAACAGTAAGTATTCTGACGGTCTGATAGGCTGGCAGAAGTTGCCGATACGTTCGCAGGATACGCTTTATCAATGGGAATTTGATGAGCACGATAACCTGATTGGCATGACGCAGCAGCCACCGCCGGACTTTGGAACGATTACAATTCCAATCAGAAAGGCAATGCTCTTCAGAACTGAGAGTGCAAAGGATAACCCAGAGGGAAGAAGCATCCTGAGAAATGCGTACCGGTCCTGGTACTTCAAAAGAAGGATTCAGGAAATCGAGGCAATAGGAATCGAAAGAGACCTTGCCGGACTCCCGGTATTCCACGCTCCGGATGGAACTGATATTTGGGATGAGAATGATCAGGACATGGTAAAAATCAATGCAGCACTCATGGGAATGGTAAAATCCATTCGTCGTGATGAGTACGAAGGCTTAGTTCTTCCGCATGGATTTGAATTTGAGCTGGTAAGCACCGGTGGAGCAAGGCAGTTTGATACGAACGCCATTATCAACAGGTATGATACAAAGATCGCCATGACAGTATTGGCGGACTTCATCATGCTAGGACATCAAAAAGTAGGAAGTTTTGCATTGAGCTCTGATAAAACGGAGCTTTTTTCAGTTGCAATCAGTTCTTTCCTCGATGTAATCTGCGAAACATTTAATAATCAGGGCATTCCGGCACTGATTGATATAAACGGAGATCATTTCAATGGGATTTCAGATTATCCAAAGATGACTCACGGAGACATTGAAGATGTAAATGTCAAAGAGGCAGGACAGTTCATTAAGGATATGACAGGAATCGGTGTTCTTATTCCTGATGATGGACTTGAAGATTATGTTCGAGAGATCGGACATCTTCCTGAGAGGACAGCGGATTCAAGGGAGGAGAACCCTGAAAGGACAAAGCAGCAGAACAAGAACGAACCTCCGGAGGATGATGTGGAAGAGCCGGAAGACGAGGAAGAGGATGAAAAGAAAGCAGAAGCCGCAAAGAGAAGGCTTGGAAGGTAAGGTGAAAATATGATTATCACAGGAATGGAACACTTTCAGAGTGTATGTAAAAGAAAGTTGGTTGAATGGTATAACCATGAATTGACTTTGGCAAACGGAGAGGTTGAAGGAAACCCTATAGACCTCAGTAACGTGTTTATCGTTTGGTCATGCAAGACATTGCAGAATTATAAGTGTTTGGCATCTACAACGGTGTCCGGAGATGGCATTTATGCAGAATATACATATAACGGAGACAAGCAGGAGCTGTATGAGGATGTGTACAAGAAAGTAGAAAATACTTGCCACACAGAAGAATGAGAATTCAGAAATACACAGTAACCAAAGATGTGACCTTGTAGAAAAGCGTATCTGAAAGGAAGATGTAATATGGCTTTTTTGTTTAAATCACCTGCTCCGATAGGGAAGAAAAAACGCCGTTCTCCAGGAAACCTTCGCCTGCTGAACATGCTTGAAAGGTATATCACAGATACGGAGGCTGTTCCAATATCGATACTGACAAAGTTCTGGGCGGATCAGGCGGCTTCGATTACCTATAAGGAGATCCGTAAGATGATTGAGGACGGAGATGTGAGCAAAGAGGACCTTGAGAATTGGTCGAAAGATTATTCGATTCTTGTCGAGGAAAAGCTGGCTCCGCTTTGGGAAGAAGCTATCATCGTTGGCCAGATCGGGAACATGATACTTGATAGCCTGAAGAATTCCGATTTTGAATTTGATCCTTCTGATGAAGGAATCAGAAAATGGATTGAACAGCGAGGAGCTGATTTTGTTACCAATTCCGTTCAGGAGCAGAAAAAAGCAATCAGACGCCTCACTGCAAAGGCTATCCGGGAAGAATTGTCACCGGATGAACTTTCCCGTGTTATCAGACCGTGTATTGGTTTGAATAGCCGGCAGGCAGAGGCAAACCTAAGATATTACAACAATATCAAGGCACAGTTGAGGAAAGAACATCCGAAAATGAAGCAGGAAACCATTGTCCGCAGGGCAAGAGATAAAGCTCTCAAGTATGCTGAAAAGCAGCACCGATACCGGGCAAAGACGATTGCATTGGATGAACTGGCAGAGGCATATAACCAGGGAGCTCATTTTGGTATCAAGCAGGCTCAGAAGAAAGGATACATAGGCCATGTTCGAAAGGTTTGGGTTACAGCAAGGCAGGAGAGTGTGTGTAAGTATTGTGAGGCTGTGGAAGGTGTCAGCAAGGAACTGGATGAACCGTTTGACGTTGGGAAATGTGGAATGGTACAGGTTCCTCCGGCACATCCGAGATGCCGGTGTGTACTGAAATATGTTGAAGTCAGGGAGGATAAGCAATGAAAACAGTATATGAAATCCTTGGAATCCACAAGTCCAGGGATAAAACAACTGAAAATGTGGATAACCGCACAGATAAAGGAACGTCGGTGTTGAAAGGAAAATTCAAAATCCAGAAATCCGAGGATGAAAAGCGGCTTGCCTTCGGATGGGCGAATATCTCTATTGATGAATCAGGAGAACAGCTCGTAGACTGGCAGCAGGATATGATTGATCCGGAAGAACTGGAAAATGCAGCATACAAATTTGTACGGCTTTACCGTGAAGGTGGAGAGATGCATGAACGAGGAGATTGTGCCGTTCTGGTTGAGAGCGTTGTCTTTACCGAAGAGAAGATGAAAGCCATGGGGATTCCGGAAGGAACATTGCCTGTTGGCTGGTGGATTGGTTTCTTCGTTACAGACGATGACGTTTGGGAAAAAGTTAAAAACGGAACATATCCGATGTTTTCCATCGAAGGAGAAGCCGAGAGAGTTAAGGTGGAAGACAATGAGAATATTGATTGATTTTGCTCTGGTATCTTTCGGAGCAATCATCGGCGGTACCGTAATGGCATTATGTGCGATAAGCGGAAGAAATCGTGACGATGATGAAAAGTGATAATCGGAAGGCAGCGAAAGCTGTCTTTTGTATTATAAAAAATCCATGGAAGGAGGTAGGAAGGTTGGCTAAGAAATTAAAAAACTTAGAAGTCACAAAAGTCGATTTCGTTGATGAAGGAGCAAACCAGGGAGCAAACATCAAGCTGTTTAAGCGAAAAGACCAGAATGACAATCCTGTTGTAGCGGTTCCGGTGCAGGATCCGATGAAAGAGCAGAAAAACCTTTTCAAAAGACTTATGCACTCGATCGGGAAAAGCCTCGGATTCAATGATGAGGAAATTGACAGTTTCTCGGAACCAGCTTCTGACGGGAACGTACAGAAAGGAAATTCGCAGACCTTTGGAGATAAAATGACAGAGGTTAAAAGGCAGAAAGTCGCAGATGAAATCTGGAGTATCTGTTATGCTTTGCAGTCTTCTCTGCAGTCAATTCTCTATGATGAGGATCTGGAAAGAGAAAAAGCAAAAGAAATGATGGAACAGAGCATTTCAGAGTTTGATGAGATTATCGCCGAATCAGTTGAGAGCTGGTCCAATGGTAAGCTCTGCGGAATCAGGAAGTCATTGGATGATTCAGAACTTGAATCTATGAGGAAATTCAGGGATAAGTTGGATTCTGACATCCAGAAAGCAATGGAAAAACAGAGAGGAGAATTAGAAGACATGCTTAAAATCGACAAATCAAAAATGACGGCAGAAGAAAGAGCAGCCTATGATGCAATCATCAAAAAATATGCTGTCGAAACTGAGGAAGAGCCCGTTGATAAATCCAAGGTAAAACCGGGAGAGAACGAGGACGAGATGGAAGAGGAAGAAACAGAAAAAGGATGCGGAGGCGGTAAGAAACCGACTAAGAAATCTGCATCTTCCGAAGAGGGAGAAGACATCTATAAGGGACTGCACCCGCTGGTAGCAGCTGAAATTCAGCGTTTACGAAAGAGAGCTGATGAGGCGGAAGAGAGAGAGCTTATGGAAGTGGCCAAGAAGTATGAGATTATCGGAAAGAAACCGGAAGATCTTGTTCCTACTTTGAAGAGCCTGAAAGCTGCCGGAGGAACTGCATACAATGATATGATCGGTATCCTCGATTCTGCTGTTTCCATGGCAGAAGCAGGTGGAACATTTGAGGAAATCGGAAAATCTGGTCATGGAAGAACCGGAACTCCTGTTGCAAAGAGCAATTCTGAAGCAAAAATCGAGTCTATCGCAAAAGGATACATGGAGAAAGATCCGAACCTGAACTTCACAGATGCTGTTGCGAAGGCATGGGAGAACAACATGGACCTGATGGCAGCTTATGAAGAAGAAGCTGGAATTTAAGGAAAGGAGATAAAAGAATGGGTAAGAATTTTAACGGAGTTCAGATGAACAACTCTCCGACTATCGTTGAGAAAGCCGGAGCAGCAATCGCCGACTGCAGAAACAGAATCATGAAGTATGATGGAAACGGCGATGTGGTACTTGCTACTGCCGGAACGGATATTCCCGTAGGAATCGCTCTTATCGAGTCCGGCTACAACGACATTTCCGGTACTGAATCTGGAAAGGTTGCCAAAGGTGATGACATCGACATCCAGGTAAAAGACATTGGATTTGTCATGGCAGGAGCAACAATTACCAAAGGACAGGAAGTGGCCTGTGGAGCAAACGGACTGGCAGCAGTCGCAGCAGCAGGAGATTATGTTCTTGGCGTTGCTCTTAGTGGTGCAAGTGCAAACGGTTATTGCAAAATCCAGATTGCAAAATATCAGAAAGCCGCAGCTGCAGCTGCAGGCGGCGTTGACTAAATTTTAGGAGGTAAAAGTAAATGAGAAATACACCATCAGGAATTTCCGCGGAAATCGCGAAAGGCGTCTTTAGACCGCACACGGCGCTTACAAACATGGCACTGTCTTATTACCAGAACGCAGCGAATTATTTCGCAAGAGCGATCTTCTCTATTTGTCCGGTAGGCTTGTCTTCTGACAACTACTATATTTTCGATAAAGAAGATCTTCTTCGTGATAATTGGCAGAGAAAACCTGCTTATGGCAAGGTTGCTCCTGCTGTAGTATCTGAACACACTGACACATACAACTGTCAGGTAGACCAGATGATTATGGGTATCGACCAGATTCGCCAGACAGATCTTCAGAGAAGAATGGGACCGGCTATCCGTGATCCGAAGCAGCAGAGAACAAAAACGATTGCAGAACAGGCAAATATCCATCAGGATATGCTGTTTGCAGATAAGTTCTTCAAAGCAGGAGCATGGAATGACGAATACAGCGGTGTAGACAGCACAACTGTATCCGGAAAACAGTTCATCAAGTTTTCTAATGGTAACTCTGATCCGATTAAATTCATCGATGAGAGAAAAACTGCCATGCACGAAAGCACCGGCCGCACACCAAACCGCCTTGCTCTTGGAGCAAACGTGTTCAATGAGCTTAAAAACCATCAGGCGATTCTGGAAAGAGTTAAATACGGTGGAACTACTGCGAATCCGGCTTCTGTTACAGAAAATGTTCTGGCAGAGCTGTTTGGAGTAGAAAAGCTGGTTGTCCTCAGATCTATCGCAAACAAAGCTGCAATGGGAGCTGACGCATATATGCAGTTTATCGGAGATCCGGATGCATTCTTGCTTTCCTACGCTACCAATTCTCCTGCTATTGATGAACCGTCTGCTGGTTACATCTTCGCATGGGATATGCTTGGAAATGGTCAGATCCTTCCAATCCTGAATTACCTGGGAGAGAATGGAACACATTCCGAATATGTTGAAGGACTCATGGCTTTTGATATGAGAAAGACCGCTGACGATCTGGCAATGTTCTTCAAAGATGCAGTCTAAGAAATGGAGGTAGCTTATGAGGTTAATTGCACAGAAGCCCTGCTCATTTGGAGGTAACAAGTTTTTCATCGGCGAAGAAGTTCCGACTGAGTTAGTTACCAATCCAAAGATGCAGGAGAAGATGGGCGTTATCGCTATTGCTACGGACGGCGGAGATATTCCGAAAGAGGAACTTGCAGACATGGTAGCGACTGTTGGACAGGTTATGTTTGAAATGCCGATTCGGCAGAAAGGCGAAACTATGTCTTTACCTCTCAATGAGGAACAGTTGTCCCAGGCTATTGAAATTATGCAGATGAGCACAAACGATGCGAAAGAGGCTATTAAAGGGCTCACGGACGAAAATGTGCTTATCCTGCTTAATGCCTGTGATTCCAGAAAGGCTATCAAGGACCTTACAGAATCCGTGGCAATAGGACTTGAAGAGGCGCCGGAAGAAGATGACGCTCCAGAGGAGGAAAGTGCAGGTGAGGAATAATGGCTGGTACATACAGTTATGATCCTGCAAAGCTGGAAGAAGAGGGGAAGGACCTCATGAGATTCCAGCTCGGAGATACCATGGTAGAAGGCAAAGAGAAAACCTGTGCTTTGACTGATGAAGAGTACAATGCGATTCTGAAGATGCACAGTAACTGGAAAAGAGCGAAACTTGCATGTATCGAATCTATTTTCCGGAGATTTTCTTATGAGCCTGATACCGCAACAGGTCCACTTTCGTTTCAGTTTGGAGCTCGGGCGAAGCTGTGGCAGGAAGAGTATGAGAAATTGAAAAAAGATCTCTCGAAGTCCTGCCTTTCTGTCGGCGCCATATCAGCACAGGGTGGATGCGGAAAGCCACCGTATTTCTATACCGGCATGATGTCACACGAAAAAGAGGGAGGTTAATATGATGTATCTCCGGCCAGGGAATCTTGAAAAAGATTTCATTGTGAAACGAAAAAAGACTGATATATCTGATACCGGAACACCTTATTCAGGTTATGTGGACACCGGCCTTCTGGTGAGTGGCGTCCTTGCGGATGCTGACAAGAACCAGAGTGACCTGAAGAAGCATTTATGGAATCAGGATCAGCACTCTCTTACGCATACGATTGTAAGCAAAGGAGAACCTGTTGCAAAGAAAGGAGACCTGTTGGCAATGGATGATCGGTATTTCCTCATCCTTCTGGTTGATGATACAGGAGCGTTGGGGATTGCCACCATCTATTATGCAGAGGAAAGGAATGATTTGAGATGACACCGGGAGAAGCACCAGAGGCTATCAAAAAGGCTGTTCAGGAATCCGTCAGGGAAACAAATCATAAGACCATGCAGAAAGCATTCAGGGTATCCAATGCAATGCGAAACAGCGTCATAGAAGTATTGACAAATCCAAGTCCATCTCCTCCGGGAAGTCCTCCTGGAGTTCGGAGTGGATTTCTGCGGAGGGCATGGAAAACTGGTGTCCGCAACAATGGCGGTTCCGGCGGTGGCGTTTCGATTGTAGCTTATGCTGATGCAAAGGCTCATTACGCCGGTTATCTGCAAGACGGAACAAAGAAAATGGCGGCAAGACCATTTGTTGATCCGATTCTCGAGGACGTACAGCCGGAAGTTGATGCTATTTTCGCAGATTTTTAAGGAGGTAGGGAATGTTAATTGTAAAAGAACCTACAGAAAAGTTTAACACCGAAGAAATTCGGAGAGGAACCCTGGTCTATGCGAAGCATAAAACATGGGAGAATGGAGAAAAAGGGTTTGTTACAACAGCAAGTGAAGATGAAGTGATTGTGCAGTATCCGCCAAAGATCGGAAATGTCACAAATCACTTTTTTTTACGGGCAGAAGAGGTTGCGAAAGGAGACTGGGAAGTCCGTTATACAAACGATATGGAGACGATAGTCACATATCCGGAAGGAGGAACCAATGAACCTGAAACAGCTGATTTATAAGAGACTTGTCCATGCGAAAGACATTGGAGAACTGCTTGCAAAATACGCCGGACGCCCGGCTGTCTTCGATACTGAGGCTCCGGATGATAAGCAGGACGGATGGGAAGGGAAAACGCAGTACCCAAGGCTCAATATCGTCCTCGATATGCAGGCAAATGAGGAACGTTCAAGCGTAGGCTCATTAACTATCACCATCTATACGGAACGCACGTCTATGGTCATTTTAGAGATTGAATCACTGGTGAAAACCTGCTTCAGGGATTTGCTTATTTCACCGGAAGACGGAGGACCGTACAGTTTTGCATGGGCGAGAACAGATCCTTTTTCGATTGAAGGAACGAATGTTATCGGACAGGATGTTACTTTTGACATTATGGAATACTCCGCTCAAGAGACCACGGATCCAGATCCGATTGTCGCACTTTCGAGGTATATTAAAAAACTATACCCCGATTCGATTGTGCTTGGCGTGGATCCGGTCGGAGAGTTTGCCGAGGCATCCGTTACACCGATCTTTTACAGTCGCCTTGTCACTATGGATAAGGCATCTGGACACAACATGAATATTGTTGCATGGATGGACTGCAGAATGGCAGTCCATCTTTTATGCCCTGATAAGGCAATGAACCTGAAAATGCTGGCAGCAGTCATGCAGAAAATCTCCGTTGACGAGAAAATTATCCTTCTGGATAACTCACCAATGAATATATCAGAGGTTCAAATCGACAAACAGGCGGATTACCTGAAACAGGGGCAGTTATATGTAACTGGGCGGTTTGGAGTCCTGAAATACAAGGAAAAACCGCATGCGATCGAAAGCATTATCACTATGTAAGGAGGGAAAGCAATGGCAGAAAAGAAAGAGCCTATGGCCAAAGCTGCTCCACAGCAGACTGCGGAAAAGAAAGAGCCTAAAGGCATTCTGTATCCTGCGAAAGAGCTCGCAAAGGCGGCTCATCGCTTTAACACAAAGGAAGAGTGTGTGGTTGCTGCACTCAAATACTTCGGTAAGAAAGAAGCGACCATCAAAGAAACGGAAGAATTAGTAAAGAAATTCTTGCAGAAGGAGGTCAAATAATGGCTGGAACATTTATTATCGGCGAAACCAAAATTCGCCCGGGAACCTATTTCAATATTCAGAAAGTAGGAGGAAACCAGCTCGCCGGTGCCGATGACGGTACAACGGCTGTTTTCTTTAAAGCTGATTTCGGACCACTGAACGAAGTGGTTGAGATCGCACCTGGAGATGGATACGAAAAAGTATTCGGTACAGCAGGAACAACGGATGCCATTCGTGAAGTTCTGGCAGCAGGAGTAAAGAAAGCCCTGTGTTGTAGAGTCGGAAAAGGCGGAACTGTTGCGAATACAAAACTGAAGACCGCAGGCGATGTGCCTCCGGCTAAGGACGCACTGTCCATCACAGCGAAGCATCCGGGAACAAAGGCGTTCTCTATCGAGGTTAGAGAGAAACTTTCTGATACTTCTCTGAAGGAGTGCATTATCTATGCCGGCACAAAAGAATTCGAGAAGTTTGAATTTGCCGCAGGAGAAGAGGAAGACGAGGTTAAGAACCTGGCAGCAGCTTTCGTAAATTCTCAGAACTTTGCATGCGAGATCTTAGACAGTGCAACAGGAGTTCTTGCTGAAACAGAAATTACAGCATTTACTCCTGGAACAGATCCAACGGTATCAACAGAAGATTACAGCACTGCATTTTCTGCGGCAGAAGCATACCGCTTTAATACGGCTTGCGTGGATACTGAGGAAACTGCTGTGCACCTGCTCCTCGCTTCTTTCATTGACCGTATCTTCAATGCTGGACAGCTCGGACTTGCCATTGTTGCTGAGAAAAATACGGTTTCTCTGGATGACAGAATGGATCACGCCGCCGGATTCAACAGTGAAAAGATGCACTACGTTGTCAATGCGTCTGTAGAAGAATCCGGAGAAAAAGTGGAAGGTTATCTGGTTGCGGCCAGAATTGCCGGTCTGATTGCTGCGTGTCCTTCCAATAAATCCCTTACTCATTCTGTAATCAGTGGATTCACAAAACTTGTGGATGTGCTGACTCCTACTCAGATTACCAATGCTGAGAAAAAGGGATGTATCGTACTGAGCACGAACACCACGGGACAGATCTGGATTGACAGTGCAATCAACACTCTGGTAACTCCGTCTGACAATCAGGATGACGGATGGAAGAAAATCCGCAGAACAAAGACCAGATATGAGCTTATTACTCGCTGCAATGACCAGGCAGACAGCCTGATCGGAAAAGTGGACAACGATACCAACGGAAGAGCAACGGTTGTAAGCCAGCTACAGGGTATCGTTAATGCCATGGTAAATGAAGGAAAACTGGTGTCCGGTACTGTTACCGAGAATACCCTCTATACATCTGATGGAGATTACGCATATTTCGATATTTCCGTAATCGACAAGGATTCTATCGAACACATTTACCTGACATACAAATTCCAGTTCAGCAGCAGAACAGATGAATAAAGAAGGAGGATTAGACAATGGCAATCAATGAAAGAGCATCATCTGATGCACGCCACGCCCGTACCGGTAAAGATGCGGGCCTGTATGACGGAAATGGAACTCTCCTTGCCAGCATGGAAACATTTTCATCCAAGGCTACTTACAACAATGTTAAGTACCGCCCGCTTGGAGATCCGCAGGAACATGAGACGTCCGATTCCTATGGAATCACTATTACTGTAACGGAGATCGTCATTGAGGATATTGATATGTTCAAGACCTTAATGGAATCCATGAAAACAGGTGTTACACCGCAGTTTGTATTCCAGGGCGTACTGCTCGGTCTGAACGGTTCCGAGGAACGCGTGGTTTACAGAGAATGTATCCCGTCCGGAGACATCGATCTTCAGAACGTAGCAAACGGAGATGTGATCAAACGTAACTGGAGTTTCTTCGTAAACGGAAAACCGGATCTGCAGAAGGAACTTTCCATTTAATCAATATGTTTACAGGTGGGGCGAGAGAATCGCCCCATTATTTTTAAGGAGGAAGAATCATGGCGAAATTAACAAGCGTAAACGGAAAACCGGAAGAAAACATTGAGGAAGAAGTAAGAGAGGAAACTTTCTCTGCAGAGGAAACCAAGAACCAGCTCAGAGTGAAAGAAGATGACTTTATCGCTGGAATGCTGTCAGCTGCAGCTTATAAATCCGAGGAAGTATCTCAGATTGACATCGTAAGAGGCGGAAAGCTGTTCTTCTCATTCCGGATCCACGCTCTCGGAGAGGAAGAGGCGAACAAGAGCCGTAAAAAACATACGAAGTATGTTCGTAACAAACAGATCGGAGTCAAATTCGCAGAGGAAACTGACAATGCGAAGTTCCGTTCTTCCCTCATTTACCATGCGACTGTTGAGGAAGACAGAGATAAGCTGTGGGACAACAAGCAGGTATGGAATGGGCTGATTGCTCAGGGCCACCAGATCGTAACCGCTCTGGATGTTATCGAGGCTGTTCTGCTCGGTGGTGAAAAAGACCGCATTATTGATGAAATCAATAAGATGAGTGGATTCAATTCTGAGAATATCGAAGAAGTGGAAAACAATCTTGAAGATGTTACAAAAAACTGATTCGCGCCGGCGGTAAAGTAACGCTTTTACATCAGATCTTCCAGCGGACCGGAATAACACCGGATGAGGTTTATTCCAAGACACCGGGAGTAAGGGCGTTTATGTTTGCGTCTATGATGGTTCGCCTTGAAGACGATGAGAAGGGAGGTGCGGCAAATGGCGGCTAAGGTCATAAAGATTGAGATCCCTATTGAAACTCAGGATAAGACTGATCCGGCGCTCGGTAGTGTGACGGCGAAGATGGAAGACTTGGATAATGCGGCGAAAAATGCTCAGAAGAGTATGGACAGTGCATCGAAAAGTGCTTCTGGGTTTGAAAAATCACTCGGAAAAAGCATGGATAATGTCTCGAAGAAAGCCTCCGGGTTTGAAAAATCACTCGGTTCTGTGACAAAGCAGAAGTGGCAGATACTCCTTGAGGCAAAGGATAAAATCACTCCTACCGTAAAGCAGGCGATTACATACGTTAAGAGCCTGAGCAGTAAGGCTTGGCGAGTGACGCTGAAGGCGGTTGACCTTGTTACTTCCCCTGTGAAAAGAGTGTTTGGACTCTTGAAAAGCCCGCTTGTAGCCGCAGGAGTTACCATATCGGCTGGCGCGGGTATTGCCAGTACCGTAAAGACGTATGCAGAGTTTGAAGCTGCTATGAGCCAGGTAAAGGCTATTTCCGGAGCCACCGGAGAAGAATTTACACAGCTTACAGAAAAAGCAAAGCAAATGGGTGCCACCACGAAGTTTACAGCGGCACAGAGCGCGGAGGCCTTTAACTACATGGCTATGGCGGGATGGAAAGCCTCAGACATGATGAGTGGTATCGAAGGTATCATGAACCTGGCAGCAGCCAGCGGAGAGGATCTCGGAACCACGTCAGATATTGTTACTGACGCACTTACCGCTTTCAACCTGAAAGCATCCGATTCCACACACTTTGCAGACGTCTTGGCGCAGGCCTCCGCAAATGCAAATACTAATGTATCTAAAATGGGACAGACGTTCCAATACGTTGCTCCTGTTGCGGGTGCGATGGGATATAGCATTGAGGATACGGCACTGGCGATCGGACTTATGGCAAATGCTGGTATCAAAGGAGAAAAGGCAGGTACTGCACTCCGTTCTATCTTTACGAGATTGGCAGATCCTCCGAAAGATGCAGCAGGAGCTATTGAAAAACTCGGATTGAGCATTACGAATGCAGACGGAAGTATGAGACCTCTGAATGATGTTATGAAAGATCTCAGAAAGAGTTTTGCAGGGCTCACTCAGGAACAGAAGGTGCAGATTGCATCTCAGCTGGCCGGACAGGAGGCTATGTCAGGTCTTCTTGCTCTGGTAAATGCTTCTGAGGAAGATTACAACAAATTGGCAGAAGCTATCGGAAATGCAGATGGAGCATCTAAGAAGATGTCGGATACCATGCTGGATAACTTATCTGGTAAATGGACTTTATTCCAGTCTGCTCTTGACGGTGTAAAAATATCTCTCGGAGAGAGATTTAAGCCGTATCTTATGGATGCCCTTGATTGGATGATAGAAAAAATGCCTGATATAGAAGATACACTCCTTCTTACCATGGATAGGATCGATGAATTTGTGGACCACACAAAGGAAAAAATATCTGAATTTACCGGTACGAAGGAATGGCAGGACGCTGACTTATTCGGAAAGATAAAAATCGGATGGGATAAGCTGATTGCCGAACCGTTTTCTGAATGGTGGGATTCATCCGGAAAACAAAAGATTATGTTAAAAGCTGAAGATATTGGAAAAGGACTTGGATCTGGAATATCGGCCGGAATCCTTACGCTACTCGGAATCGACGTGGGTTCTACGATTGATGAGGGTGCAACTATAGGTCGGCAGTTCGCAAGTGGATTCGTAAGTGGATTCAATGCGTCTGAGATTCAATCTGCTATCGGCGGTGCTATTTCCGGAATCTTCAAAAATGCAGGAAAAATATTTACCGGTGACGCAGATCTGTCTTCCTGGTTATCCGCAGCACTTGTTGCGAAAGTTGCAACACCTCTTTTGGGGGCTGGTATCAAAGGAGTTAAACTCGGAAAAACGATATTCGGAAGTGGAGAAGGAGGATTAGGACTTGGAAGTGCTATTATCGGATCTGCAGCGGCAGGAACAGGACTGAAAGGTCTTGGAGCATCTGCCGGTATGTTTGGTCTGAAAATCGGTTCTACAGCAACTACGGGAGCCGGACTTATTGCTTCTGGTGCAGCAGCGGCCGGAGGAGGAATTGTCGGAGGAGCGACACTCATAAGCGGAGGAATTGACGCTTATCATGCAATCAAATCCGATGAAGCAGCAGAAAAGAAGGCTTATGGAACATCAGCCGGATTGAAAGTTGGTGGTGTTGCCGGCGGAGCGGCTTTAGGAGCTGCAATCGGTAGCGTTATTCCTGGACTCGGAATGGTTGTCGGAGGCTTAATTGGTGCCGGAATCGGTGGTATTGCCGGTTGGTTCGGCGGAAATAAGGTCAAAGAAGATTACGAGGAGACAAAGCAGGCCGCAGAAGAAGCAGCATTGGCAGCGGAGCTTATGGAGCAGAAATCAAAGTATGCCCTGGAAGGTTCCAGGTTTGAGAATTCCAAGCTGAAAGACGCATTCAATGACACAACCGTATCTGCAGAGAGGTTTGCCTCTATGATGCAAGAGGCGGCGTCTAAGAAAGTGCAGGACAGCTTTGGAAATATCAAATTATCCGTAAAAGAAATTAAGGATGCTGCAAAGCAGATTGTCTTCGGGGATCAGGAACAGGCATTTACGAAATTCTCAAGTGCGGCCAGTGACGCACAGAATTCTCTTGCGAATCTACAGAGCTCAGTAAGCACAATGGATAAGCTGAATTGGAAAGCGTCACTCGGAATGAAGTTTGATGACAATGAAATATCTGAGTATATCGCAGGCGTTGACAATATGCTCTCGAGTGCATCGCAGTACCTGGAGGACAAGCACTATCAGGCGAAAGCCGCAATAGATCTGCTTGTGGAGCCGGGGAATGAAACCGACATGACTACCGGATTGAATGCCATGTATGCAGATATGCAGTCCAAGATAGAAAGCCTTGGAAAAGATCTTCATGCAAAAGTCAATGTTGCTCTTGAAGACGGAGTTATTACGCTGGATGAGCAGGCTGAGATTACCAATTTACAGAATCAGATTACGGATATTACCAATCAAATCAGCCAGGCGGAGACCGAAGCAAGTTTCCAGAGCCTGAAGATTAAATATTCCGGTGCATCCCTCGATGCGGATTCTTTCGCAAATCTGGTTGCTGAAATCCAGACGAACGTTCAGGAGGCGGCTCAGTCTTATGACGATGCTTTGGAAGTTTCTCTTACAAACCTTAATCTGCAGCTACAGAGCGGTGCTATAAATCAGGAGCAGTTCGATGCACAGTTACAGGCTCTTACAGAAGGGTATCAGGCAAAGATAACTGACCTGTCCGTGAGGGTAGAGAGTTTTGAATTGCAGTCGATAGCTGATGCTTTCGGAAGTGAACTGGACGGAATCTTACCGGATATAGAAGGAACGGTAGCTGAAAAGCTCGGAACCGCAATGCACAATGCTATGGCGGCAGGAGTTGATGTGGAGAACTGGGATGTTTCTACAGCTTCACAATGGCTTGACCTTGATGGACTTTCTGCGGAAACGCAGTCCGCTATCACCGAGTTAATGAGCCAGGTTGCAGCTTCTCTCCCTGACCAGATGAGCTCTGCACTTTCCGGAACCGATATAGACATGAGCGACAGTGTAAACAGTATGGTGAATTCATCTATTGAGAATGTTGATCTGTCTGGTGCCGGAGAAACCCTTATGGGAAAAGTCAATGAAAGTATGAATGGGCTGGATATGTCTGAATCCGGAGCAGGATTGCAGGACAGTTTACAGACTTCTCTGCTGACGTCTCTTGAAAATGTGGACCTTTCCGGAGCTGGAACAACGCTGAACACAAAGCTCGGAGAATCAATGGCTTCACTCGATATGTCAGAGTCAGGTTCTGGACTTCAGGAAAGCATACAAAGTTCTATCACTTCTTCGATAGAGGGAGTGGATTTGACTGAGGCGGCATCCAGCTTGAACACAAGCCTTTCAGCAGCATTGTCATCGGCAGAAAGTATAGATACAACAGGGTTCGCAACTGCCCTGCAGAGTAGTATCGCAGGATCCGTACAGGGACTTGATTACTCTGGAGTTACATCGGCGGTCGGAACTGGAATATCAAATGCTATCACAGCAACCATGGGAACTATCCAAGGTGCTATTTCTACGCTTTACAGTGATGTTGGAGCTGCGATAAACAGTGCTTTCGCCGCAGGTTTTACAACCACAACAACGGTTACGATCACAGTAAACTATCAGCTTGCAAATCCGACGGCCACTATCAGCTTCAGCGGTGGCGGAACTGGAACAGCAACGGTTTCTGCGTCAGTACATGCAGACGGTGGATTCGTAAATGGACCGGAATTATCATGGATCGGTGAGGATGGACCAGAGTTTGTTATTCCTGTTGGGGCAAAACGAAGAAATCGTGGTATTGAGTTATGGCAAAGAGCTGGACAGATGCTTGGCATCCCACAGCACGCGGAAGGCGGCCTGATAGGAAATCCTGCATCTGCAGCTACTTACTATGATTACACTGCGCAAAATGCAATACAGGCCATTTCGGAAGAGGACAGCGATACTTCTGAACCGATTCCGACAAGTGTTCGGCATGAAGGCGAAAGCGGAACAAAAGAAGTAAAACTCAATGTGAATGTGAATCCGCAGTTTGTAATTTCGGGCGGCGGTGGACAGAGCGATGAGGATATTATGAGAATCATAAAGAGCCACTTTAAGGAGTTGGCCGATGATCTGGGCGGAGAGCTGGCAGACCGCCTCGGAGAAGTATTCTCAAATATGCCAGTGAACGCATAAGGAGGCATGGAATGGACATTTATCTTACCGAAACGGGAAGTGGAGGCAGAAGGTTTACATTTCCTAGCCTCCCAGAACGTATCAGAGTGAAAAACTCAACAAATTATCAGTCCTTTGACATTCTATCAATGGGGACTATTAAAATTCCAAAAGGGATGACACCAACTACGATTTCGTGGGAAGGTGTCTTTTTTGGTGAAGCAAAGAAGAAGGAATCTATTGTGAAAACGTGGGTAAAACCTTCTGAATGCGAAAAAACGTTACAAAACTGGCAGGAAAAGGGTACCGTACTCAGGCTTATGGTGACTGGAACGAATATCAATATCGATGTTACGATCAGTTCCTTTACCTGTGAGGAAGTAGGAGGATTTGGAAACAAAGAGTACAAGATTGAGTTCATCCGGTATAAGTATCTGAAGATCTATACCACTGATGAGTTAAAGATTGTCAAATTTGTAAAGAAAACGAATACCAGACCTGCTCCGGCGGCGCCTGCAAACAAAGGTACCTATACCGTAAAATCGGGAGACAACCTTTGGTCCATTGCCAGAAAATATTACGGTGGCAGCGGTTCTAACTGGAAGAAGATCTACGATGCAAACAAATCCGTCATTGAATCTACGGCGAACAGGTACCGTGGAGGGCGGGGAAGTGACTGCGGACATTGGATTTATCCGGGAACCGTACTTACCATTCCGAACTAAGGAGGTGCTGGAATGATTGATATTGCAAACGTTCAGTACCGCCTGGTGATAATGGATGAAAAAGGAAAGCAATATAACATCAAAGATTATGTGGATGATTTGGGGTGGGAACAGGGAGAAAAAGAACTGTCCACCCGAATCTCCTTTACCACGAGGAATGAGAAGTCCACACAAGGTCTGCTGTCTTCGATAGCAAAGCTCGGATGTCTTGTCGGAATATTTGCTACGGATGGAAAAAAAGATGAAGAGGTTGCCAGGGGGTATATCACAACCTGGAAACCGAGTTATTCTTCAGACAGTGACCGGTTTGATGTGAAATGCTATGACAACCTGTATAATTTGCAGGAAAGCCAAGACAACATATATTATTCTTCCGGAATCGGAACAAAGTCGGCGATTACGAAGATCTTCGACAACTGGGAGATTCCTCTCGGTTCTTACAGCGGTCCGAATGAAACCCATGCAAAGCTCGCTTACAAATCAGAAAGTCTTGCAGATGTGATTCTGGATATTCTGGATGATGCGTATAAAAAGGGCGGAACAAAATGTGTGGTTCAGGATCGAGGCGGTAAAGTGTATGTGGTTCCATATGCCAACAATAAGGTGGTCTATCATTTTGAGGCAGAGAACACAAAAACAATATCCCATAAAAGAAGCACTGAGGGAATGATTACCAGGGTAAAGATTATCGGCCAGGAAGATGATGACGGAAGAAGTAGTGTTGAGGCAACGATGAACGGCAAAACAAAATATGGCGTTCGTCAGAAAATTGTAACAAGAGGAAAAGATGACAGCCTTGAAGATGCAAAGTTTTCTGCTCAGGAAATATTGGATGACAAAGGAGAGGTTCAGGAAGAGATTACCGTACAGGCACCGGATATTCCGTGGACACGGAAAGGAGATCTTGTTCATGTTACGGCCGGAACAGTAGATGGTTACTATTATGTGATCGGAATCCGGCATGATGCAGATAACAAGATTATGACGCTCGATCTGCATGTTCCTTATCCGGAATACGAGAAGAAGACAGCTGCTCCGAAGAAAAACTATAATGTCGGCGATATTGTGAATTTTCATGGAGGAAAGCATTATGTTTCTTCTTATCCTGGTTCTCAGGGATACAGCGTAGGACCTGGAAAGGCTAAGATCACTATTAAAAACGGTTCCGGAAAAGCGCACCCATGGCATCTTGTGACAGAAAACTGGGGACAGACGCATGTTTGGGGCTGGGTAGATGAAGGAAGTTTTGATTAGAGGAGGTGTTTTATATGGCGTTTGATAATCACGCCGGAGCGAATAAGCTTGCCAGGACGTTAAGTGAACGTATGAAAAATGAATCAAAGGTGCCTCTGCCTCTTGATTTTGGCTCGATCAATTCTGATTACAGCCTTACAACAAACACTTTCCCTGTAAAGATTCCGAAAAAAGACTACACAGTCTGTAGACATATATGCGGAATGTCCCTTGGCACTTCTGGAGGATCTCATGGAGGGCATGAATACGGAGATGGAAGTCATTCGCATTCCATTCAGGTCCCAAAGTTGAAACCGGGAGACAGAGTGCTTGTGGCATGGATACAGAGTGAAGCGGTTGTTGTGGACGTCATAGTATCTGCAAGTTCGCTTTAGTGGAGGTGGTATTTATGGCGTCTGAAAATGCTTTATTCCCGGTAGAAGAATCTCCAGAATTCATACAGGAAAGTGAAGAACGCGACAATCAGTATCGATATACGGTTGCATGGGATGTGGAAAAAGGAGATTTCATACTGGACGGTAAAAACCGAATGGAAACCTGCAACGGTATGGAAGGTTACAAAGTGTGGTGCTGTAAAATGGCTCTCACACAGAGATATGCCTGCCTTGCATATCCGGATGAAATAGGCACCGAACTTGACGAGGCTTTGAATGAGCCGGATGAGGAGGCGGTGCAGTCGGCTTTGGAAAGGACCATAACCGAAGCCCTTATGGTAAATCCCAGGACAGAATATGTTCGAGGTTTTACTTTTGAATGGAACGGAGACAATGTCAGCTGTTCCTTTATTGTAAAAGGCATAGAAAATGAAGAATTTCAGGTAACTATATAGGAGGTGATGAGAGTGGGAATGGAATTCACACCGCCGGAGTTTATTGACAATAACACGCCGGAGGAAATTCAAAGCAGAATGATGAATGCTCTTCCTGAAGGCATAGATGATATGCCCGGTGGTTTCCCTTATGATTTTACAATGCCTACGGCGATTGAAAAATCGGAGCTGATTCAGTTCCATCTGGTCCGAACGCTTATGCTCATGTTTCCCCAGTTCGCATGGGGAGAATGGCTGGATCTTCACGCCTCGGTTGCCGGAGTGCAGAGGAAACCGCCTGGTTATGCCAGCGGAGAAGTTACCGTTACCGGAGAGGCAGGAACTGTTATCATGGAGGGCTCTATATTTTGTACAGCATCCACAGATGACAGTCCTTCTCTTGAATATGCAGCAGATCATACGGTAATCATTCCGGATGGAGGCACTGTAAAGGTACCTGTTACTGCTGTGAATCCTGGTAAGGAATCGAATACAAAGGCAAAAACCGTTACTTTTTCGCTTACCACTATCAAAGGTCTATCAAAAGTAGAAAACGAAGATTGGATTTCTAGCGGAACAGACGAAGAAAGTGATGAGGCATTGTGGGAACGTATCGATATGGAATACAAAGCAGAAGGAGCTTCGTTCATCGGAAATGACAATGATTATGAACGGTGGGCGAAAGAGGTCACTGGAATTGGAGACTGTATCGTTATTCCTGCAAATGAAGAGAATCCGGGTGTAGTAAAACTTGTCCTCGTGGATTCAAATGGATCGCCGGCCAACAAGGTTCTTGTTCAGGCGGTCTATGACCATATCGTATCTCCGAATGACAGGAGTAAAAGGATCCTTCCGACCGGTTGTGCAAAGCTGATTGTAGAAGCTGCTGAAACAAAGACAATTTCATATACCTGCACAGGTCTTGCTTATGATGAGACCACGGATATTGAGCAGATCTCGAAAGAGTTCAAAGAACTTGTCGCTCAGGAGTATATCGATGCGAAGAAAGATGGAATATTGATATACAATCAGGTCCGGGCACTCATCACAGACATTCCGGGAGTATCAGACTTTGACACATTCCTTATGAATGAGAAAGAGGAAAATATCGTTCTCGGAAAAGAAGAGTATGCTGCAACTGGCGACACGAATTTCAGTTAAGGGGGAATGTTTATGAATCTTGAACAGTTTCCAACTTCTGAAACAGCAAAAAAGATGCTCAGCTATATTACCGGCAATGGATTTTATGATAATTCTTATGTCGGGAAATGGATATTCCAGGTCATGGGCGAAGAGATGGGTGATGCGAGAGCAATCATTGATGAGCTGCCTTTGCAAGCATTTGTCGAAACAGCCACATGGGGACTACGGTACCATGAGGAAAAGTACGGGCTGCCGATCAGGGAAAACCTTTCTCCTGATGAAAGACGGAAAATTATCCTGGAGAAGAGAGATTTAAAGGCACCGATGAGTCCATGGAGAATGGAGAAAATCATAAGCGGTATTCTTGGATGTACCGTTGATGTCGTTGATATAAACGAACCTGGCAGTAAAATCAGCCATCCGAATATGTTTATTGTTTATCTGGAAGGAGAAGGAGAATTCAGCCTCGGAAAAGCAGTAGAGAAATTGGATGAAGTTAAGCAGTCGCATACGTTCTATGAATTGCGTGTGAGGATTGCAAAATTTATTTTGGATGAAAAGTTTTTCTGGAAAAACATCATCCGTACAAACTTTACATGGTGGGACGCCTGCTTGGACGGGCGGGAACTTCTTGACGGAAGTATCCTGCTTGACGCAAGGCACCCGCCGTTTTTTATACCTTATTTTTCCATTATTGCGAAAAATACGGAGATCTTCAGGAGTGATGTGGTAAGAAACCGCCTGATCGGTATTGGAGAGTATGGAAATATTTCTGCGAAAGCATTTTACCGGGCCTCTGTATCGTGGTGGGATTTATGTCTTGACGGCAAGTATCTGCTCGATGGCAGCTGCATTATGAATGCAGTAAGGTCTCCGTTTTTTGGTGTTGCCTATCGCAATTCCATATCGCATGAGGAGAGCTTTTCTTATGGAAAGGCAATCCATACAGTATCTCCAATCATAAATCAGAACACAGGTCATTTTAGAGACGTACAAAGGGCAAAATTCCTTTGGACTGACTACACGATAACACTTGACGGAGAAAAAACTCTGGACGGAAGTATTTGTCTGAATCAGGATTCTCCGCCGGAAATAAGCGGAATCAGAAACAGAGCTGTAATTGAACATGAGGAGATCTTCAATGTAACGATGTATAACCCGGCCGATTCCATGTTTCTTGATGGAGCATGTATGCTGGACGGAACAAAAAAACTTAACTCTGGAAGGGAGGAATTGTGATGGCAGGAACAACTGTTACCACGAAAGCAAAAAAGAAAATGCTTCAGGCGAGGGCTGGAATTGCTCCGCTGAGCAAAATTGTAGGAATGGCGTTTGGTACCGGCGGAGTGAATACTTCTGATGTGATTGTACCGCATTCTCCGGATCAGAATGCTCTGCACAGTGAGGTGCTGAGAAAGGAAGTAGATGGATACGAAGTAGTGTCTGATACCTGTATCCGCTACAAATGCACCCTCACAGAAAGCGAACTGGCAAATACATACATTTCTGAAATCGGTCTTTATGATGCAGACGGAGATATGGTTGCCATGAAAGCCTTTATGAAGAAAGGTAAGGATTCGGATATGGAAGTTGTATTCGAGTGCGAAGATACTTTCTAACGTATTTCGATATTTTGCAACTTGTTAAGCACAAAAAGTAATAGAAGATTATCATAAGGAGGTAGAATATGTCGAATTTTGATATAAGTGGCGCTGTATTCAATGACCAGCTACGGATGCTGGAGACAACGGATCCTGCACATGCAGATACATTCAATCCTTTATTCCATCAGCTTCTCCAAAATGACGTGGCTCTCAGAGATGCGGCCAGCATATTCGCTAAGAACAAAAATGAGCAGGCGCTTTTCCTGCTGAATCTCAGAAGGACCGGAAAACGGTACGGAGTTCATTTCAACGCATACAGTGTAAGCCCGGCTTCAGAAGGAACCAGACTGTATGATGCGGTTGGAAAAGTGGCTATCCCATCAACGGACACCGTAAGGAATCGAAATGATTTCGAGGGAGAGTCTGTTTTTTGCGGTCTTGAAGTAAACGGATCTGTGGGAACGGATGGTGAATTCGTAGTTCAGTACATCAAAGGAATTGACAATGAATTCTCCAGAGAAGACTATGATGTGTATATTCTGTTCCTGACGCAGTGGATTGAGTTGAGCATCGACGCAAACGGAGAAAATCTGGTAATCTCTGATGAGAAATTTCCCGGTTCTTTCCCGGAAGGAGCGGCAATCAGACCGGATGGAACAGTTCGACCGTTTGTGGCCATGGCTAAATACATGGCTGCAGATAATGATGACGGAGTGGCGTCTTCCATTACAGGAAGAAATGCAGCACACAATCAGAGCCACAATGGAATGATCACGAGATTCCACAATAAGGGAACTCAGTATTGTGGAACTACTGCGCAGGACAAATCACACATGGACAACCTTTTCCTGGTCGCCTTTGCTACAAGAAATTCACAGTCTGTAATGGCAGGATGTACTTCCTATTATTATCAGTATGCAGCGACCATACAGGAATCAAATGTTGAGAGAATCATCATTTCAAAAGCACAGGCGGCAACTCTGGTTATTGGATCGGTTGTTTCTGTTGGAAATGCAACGTCATTATCAGGTGGGACTCCTTATATTGACCGTGGAGTCGAAGGTATGCACGCAAAGGCAAATCGTGTGAAGATCGTATCCATTGAAGATTACGATGGAGAAAACAGTATTGTAAACATCGATAACGGAGGACAGAAATTCTCTACAGCACCAACTGTGGTAGATGATGTTCCTTGTCCGACCTATATCAGCACAATGCCTTGGATGACCGGTGCTTGCGACAATGTTCTGGCATCCTGCGGATCTCCTGTAAGCAATACAAACGGAAAATTTCCGTATGTACTGTTTGGTGTTGAATCCTCCATTGGATTATGGGAAACCATCTCAAATGTAATCATGAAGATTACGAACCATGTGATGATTCCTTATATTTGTTATGATTGCACAAAACTGGCAACATCAGTTACAAGTGATTATAAGGCTGTTGGATATTCTGTTGCTGATACGCAGCAGTCATATAAATATATCAGTAAACTCGGATATGATCCTGATAATCCGTGTGTTCGTCACGGGGTGGAAGTAAATGCGACAAGTTCGACAGGATATGCGGATGGACAGTACACAGAGAAGCTTGATCAAGCTGCGGATGCGACAAGGGCTTGGTTTTCTGGCGGCACCTTGGCCAACGGGACTTCCGCCGGCCGCTTCTGCGCGTACTTGGTCGACGCCCTGTCCAACGCGTACTGGACCCTTGCCGCCCGTCTTTCTGCTTCTGGACGCTGCGCCCAAAAGGCGACAGCGTAGGGGGTGAATTGCGAAGCAAGAGGGGATCTCCCCTCAGATATTTATAACAATATAATAAGGACTCACACTACAAGTGGCTTGGTTTTCTGGCGGCAACTTGAACAACGGGACTAACGCCGGCCGCTTCTACGCGAACTTGAACAACGCCCTGTCCAACGCGAACTGGAACCATGCCGCCCGTATTTCTGGAATGGATTGCATTTTCGTAGTGTGTTTCGCCGCTCTTGAAGCGGCCCTATACAGGCTTAGGCGGAATGCCTAAAATTCTTGAACCAGCATCGGCTGTCAGACACCTGGCAGCCGGCTCCATGACGAATAGGGCATGGATGGGGGTTAGTAGTAAAACCGAAATCCCTTGAATACAGAAAGAAAGAGGACTGGTTGTGAAAACGTATTGCAAAAGAAAGGATGTATCAGACGTTGCTTTTGTAAAGGAAAGCATCAGCGAATTCCTCCTTGATAGGCTGGATAAGAGTAATGTGGCGAAATTATTCGCATATTACAATGGAATCAGTAACACGAAATCAAGAAAACGTATCAATGATTCCAAGGAGTTTGTGGAAGATACTATTAAATGTATAGCTGCAGACATTTCCAAAAACATCCGGAACAGGACCGTTGTTGATCACATCCTCTTGGTCACTCCGAATGAACCACTTGTAAAGTATGTGGAAATTGTGGATGGATTGAGTGGAAAGAAACGGGAATTGGGGATAGAAAAGCTGATATTCCAGCTGTATGAAACGATTATACGGGATGCGACAAAAGAGATGTTTGAGGCAAAGATAGGTGAGTACCAGGTAGCCTCCATAAAAGGCAGGGGGCAGTCTTATGGAAAGAAGCACATAAAACGATGGATTTCTTCGGATCCGGAAGGAACGAAGTATTGCGGAAAAGCGGACGTCCAGAAGTGTTATCCGAGTATGCCTCACGATAAACTGAAGGCTCTGTTACATAGAGATCTCCGAAAGTCTGATATGCTTCTGTATCTTTTCGATACGATTATTTATTTGTATGACTATGCAAATGAGCTGCTTGGCCGCAATGACTGCCTGGGAAAAGGTATTCTCATCGGTTCCCCGGTGTCAAAAGATCTTTGCAACTATTATATGTCATACCTGTATCACTATATCAATGAAAAGCTATTTGAAAAAACCGTTCGCCGAGGAAAAGAGAAATTAACGAGGCTCGTTTCTCATGTCATGATTTATATGGATGACATCGTGGTGTTCGGAGGAAACAAGAAGCATATGCACAAAGCAATGGAAATGATTGTGGCATTCACAAGGGATTTCCTGGGCCTCGTAATAAAGCCTACATGGCAGAAATTCTTGGTAAGCTATAAAACGAACCAAGGAAAAACAAAGGGCAGAAATCTCGATTTTATGGGGTTTGTGTTCTGCGGCATGGAGGCATTTTACCGCATATATGACGGAACAAAGAAGAGGTTGAAGCGTGTAAAGGTTATTGTTCGTGACAGCATTTTCCTAAGAGGGAGAAGAAAATTCTCTAAACTTATAAAGAAAATTAAAAATAGGAGGACTGTGTCGAAACATTATGCCATGTCCCTCCTTGCGTACCATGGATGGATTAAAAATACGGATTCTTTTCAGTTCCAGTCAGCTGTTATGTGGAAAGAAATTATTGGTATCGCAAGTGATATTGTGAGTAGAAGCGAAAAAGGAAAGCCATATACTTGCGATAAGTATTATCAGAAATGGAGGACGTTATATGCATAAAACGAACAGCCCTGTTCCACAGGGAAGAATTACCTATGTTATTCTGCCGGACGGATCGGCGGACATCTGGATTCGATCAAATGAGGTTGAGTTACCGGAAACCGATGAAGGACCGGGAGGATATGAGGCTGATGAGATTTATTGTAAAATTTCTTCTGCAGAGATTGCTCCGGAATCCGAGATTGAGGCCGATTCGGATTTCTGGTTTGAAAATCTGAAAGATCTTGAAGATGGAGCAAACGCAGATTTCCTTGCAAAAGAGAATTATCGCTCTGCTGTTAGAAGCGCTATTTCAGCTGCCTGTGAACACACTATTTATGATGGTGTAGATGTAGAACTGAGCACCGGAGTTGAGCATTTCTCTCTTACCAGCACTGATCAGACAAACCTTTTCGGAAAACAGGCAGAGCTTTCTGCTGGTGCTGAGAAATGCGCATACCATAGAGATGCGGATGAAACAGGTACAAAACCATGTGTTTACTACGAGGCAGCAGATATGCAGAAAATCATTGCTACTTCCATGGCGTTTGTTACATACAACACCACCTACTGCAACAGCCTGTTCGTCTGGCTTGACAATTTAACAAAGGCTTCGGAAATGGCAGGACTTTATTATGGCATAGATATTCCGGAGGAGTATCAGTCAGAGGTACTGTCCGACTATTTGAGCCAGATGGGAGCATAGCATGAAGGCGCTATTAAAGTATCTCTTCCTGTTCATCGTAGGAGGTCTTATTTATTTCTGCATTGAAACACTTTGGAGAGGATACAGCCATTGGACCATGATCGGAGTAGGAGGTGTATGCTTTGTTCTATGTGGTCTGCTCAATGAAGTGCTTAAATGGGATACTGTAATATGGAAACAGATGTTCATATGCAGCATAATCATAACTGCCGTAGAATTTACAAGTGGCTTGATTCTGAATGTGTGGCTCGGTCTTGGAATATGGGACTACAGCAATATTCCGCTTAATATCCTTGGCCAGATCTGCTTACCATTTACTTTGCTGTGGTATGTACTATCGGCTCCGGCGATTATCCTTGATGATTATCTGAGATACTGGATTTTCGGGGAAGAAAAACCACATTATATTTGGAGGATGCAGTAATGCAAGAACACGATACCGATCTCCTTGAAATTTTAAACACATATATGGACCTTGCTGAAAAGCAGGAAGAAGTTATATACCGTCTGACGCAGATTGTTAGGAAGCAGGCGAACGAACTCTGTCATATCAAAAGCCTGTATGGATTTTTCCAAGAAGAAACCCCGCAGGATATTGAGGATGAAAATCTTGCGAAAGAGGCATTAAGTCAATATGAAGAAATGAAACAGGGAGACCTTTAAAGAGCTGAACAGGCTCTTTTTTTAATGGGAGGGATTGCTATGAACAATCCGAGAGACAGACCGCACCCAGCAACACATCAAATATGGGAGAGATAAAAGATGGATGCTTTTTTAGAATTATTTGGCTCATATACACTATTCGGATTGAGTATATACAAGTGGTTTCTCATTGGAGGAGCCACTCTTTTTATATACAAAACTGTGATTCGTAAAGTCTATAAAAAGATCAAAAGTGCATATGAGCTGTACGAAGAAAAAGAAGAAATGCTGCAAAAAGCATTGGAACAGATTGACCGTTATCCGGAATGGAGACAGCAGAGCATAGATATCCAAGCAGAGTTTTTGGAAAAAATACAATCTCTTAGCGATAATCAAAAAGAGTGCGTAAAACGTCTTGAGCGAATTGAGGAATCAAATAGAAAACGAGAACTCAATAAGGCTTATGCGAAACTTCTTCAGTCCCATAAGTATTTCACTGATAAGAAAAAAAATCCGCTCCAGGCTTGGACAAAAATGGAGTCGGATTCATTTTGGAACATATTCGGAGATTACGAGGAGGCCGGAGGAAATGGTCAGATGCACACAGAGGTTCAACCGGACATGGTAAAACTCCGTGTAATACAGATGGATGACACGGATGCGATCGCAGAACTGTATGCAAGCAGAGCAATTTAATGAAAGATTAAGGAGGATTTTTTATGGAATTATTAAACTTTTTGAAACAGGTACCATTACCAATCCTGATTCTGGTCATTCTGGTGCTTGTTGTTGTAACTATTGTCATTGCGATTCAGTACATGAAGACTAAAGGCTTAGACGGAATCCGCGCAGATGTATATCAGCTGATCCTGAAAGCTGAGCACATGTATAATGAATCCGGCGCTGGAAAACAAAAATTTGAGTGGGTTATTCAGCAGGCGAGAGGACTTTTGCCTAAGTGGTTACAGGTACTTATTCCTGAAAATGCACTGAAGAAAGTCATTCAGAAGTGGTTTATTGGAGTGAAAGATCTTCTGGATGACGGAAAGGTTAATGGTTCTCAGGAAAATCAGAATAATTAAAATGAGCCCCGGCATTTGTCCGGGGCATTTTTGGAAGGTGTTACGATGAAAAAAATTAAAAAGGCTCTTCTTTCGATTCTGGCCGCAGCTGTTATTTTGATTTTCGCAACTGCAGTTGCGGTTATTGCGTTGCCGGAGAATCATCCGAAAGAAACAAAAGAGGAACCTGAAATAGAAACGTCCCCCACACCGCTTGTGATCAATATACCGAAGGAACAGTTCGGGAAAGTCACTATTTATTTGGATGAAGAGATTCTGTATGAGTACGAAGGTCCGATAAAAGTGGAAAGAGCTGCTGGGGAGTACAAAGTCGAAGTTCATACAGGAACTTGTTCCTGCTTCGATGACAAGAATACAGAATAGCGATGTAAAAAGAGATGATTTCATGCATTTTATAGACAGGAGAAAAAATGACTGAGAAAGAATTTGTTGAAAAAATAGGCCCGCTTGCTACAGAAGATATGATGGAAAGCGGTATATTGGCATCTATCACAGTTGCTCAAGCATGCCTGGAATCAGGATATGGAACCACAGAACTTGCTGAAAATGCTAATAATCTTTTTGGTATGAAATGCATTCTTTCTGGGAATACATGGGAATCTGTGTGGGATGGAGTAAGTAAATATACTAAACCGACGAAAGAGCAAAATACAGACGGCACGGAATATATAATTACGGCAGATTTCCGTAAATATCCTGATATTTTGGATAGCATCAAAGATCATTCTTGCTATCTCAATGGAGCTCTGAACGGAAATAGTCTTAGGTATGCAGGACTTTCCGGAGAGAAGAATTATAGAAAAGCGGCAGAATTGATCAAGGCTGGCAATTATGCAACCGATATTTCTTATGTGGACAAGTTGTGCAGCCTGATTGAGAGATGGAATTTAACAAAGTATGATAAGGAGGAACATGACATGAGTAATAGTTCATTAGTAAATTGCGTGGTAAAAAGTCCTAATCACAGTGGTTCGAGAACACATTCAATCGACAGGATCACACCTCATTGCGTTGTTGGACAACTCTCTGCAGAAGGAATCGGAGGATGCTTTACAAGTCCGAGTGTTCAGGCAAGTTGTAATTATGGAATTGGTAAAGATGGAAGAGTATGCCTGATCGTAGATGAAGCGAATAGAAGCTGGTGCAGCTCAAGCAATGCAAACGACCAGCGTGCTGTAACAATTGAGTGTGCGTCAGATATGTCGGAACCATATTCAATGACGAATGCCGTATATGAAAAGCTGATTCAGCTGTGCATTGATATTTGCAAGCGTAATGGAAAGACAAAATTGATCTGGTTTGCAGACAAAAACAAATCACTGAACTACAGCCCAAAATCAAACGAAATGGTTCTTACTGTTCACCGTTGGTTTGCAAATAAGTCCTGCCCTGGGGACTGGCTGTACTCAAGACTGGGAGATGTAGCAAACCGTGTAACAGCACAGTTGAACGGAAGTTCCGGAGGAGGAACAACTGGTGGCGGAAACACAAGCGGTGGATCAGGAAATTATAAGACTGGTATGTACAAAGTTAATGTTGGAGACCTCAACATCCGCAAAGGACCAGGGACAAACTACGATATTAATGGCGTCATTACAGATAAAGGAACTTACACAATTACTGAAATCCAGAATGGCTCATGGGGAAAATTGAAGAGTGGAGCAGGCTGGATTAACGTAGATAAAGATTACTGTGCTTACAGAGGAGCGTCATCATCTGGCGGAAACACAGCGGAATCTTCCGGAAGTTTCCAAGTACAGGTCAGCATCTCTGATCTGTATATTCGAAAAGGTCCTGGTACGAATTATGAAAATAATGGGTTCTGCCCGAAAGGCGTTTACACTATTGTTGAGACGAAGAGTGCTGGCGGATATACCTGGGGACGCTTAAAGAGTGGAGCTGGATGGATTGCTCTGGAACACACAAAGAGACTGTAAAAGATTACAAAGATACCTCTCTGTCGGAAATTCACGATGTAGAGGGATTTTTGTTGAGAAAGTTGTGGAAAGCATCAAAATGATGTGATATTATATTTTTGCTGCCGAACCTCCAGCAGAAAGGAGGTGGTGCCCTGTGGAAGAAATTTTTACCGCATTTCTTATCTCTGTTATAGCAGGTGTAGTTAGCTACTACATATGCAAATGGCTGGACGGAGATAAATAGGCAGCGACAGCCTAAACGGATTGGCTCACCGTAACGAGCAAGAAAACCTCCAGAGCTGGCACTCTGGAGGTTTTCGTTTTACCCTATGGAATTTTACCGCATTCCTTAGCTATAAATATAATATGCCATATCTTTTAAAAAGTCAACCTTGAAATCTTTCGTTTCTTTCTATAGAAAAATCCCCCGAATTTCTTATCAGTATAACACAAAACGATATAATCTAACAATTCCCGTCTTAAATTACCATTATATGGTAAGTTAAAACGGAAGGAGCAATGGCGAATGATAAAGATTTTACTGTCGAAAAAGCTTGGAGAGCTGAGACTGACACAAGCAGATCTGGCGCGAGCGACCGGAATACGCCCAAACACTATTAACGAATTGTACCACGAGCTTGCTGAACGGGTAAACCTGGAGCATCTTGATCTGATATGCGAGGCGCTCGACTGCGAGCTGGATGAATTGATTGTGCGGATACCGAACAGGGAATCTAACATCACTCACACCAGACGGGGAAACTTGAAAGCCGTCCAAGGAAAAAGCCGCTGCAACGGCTGAGAGATCTGAAAAAGAGAGGATTATCCCCTCTCTTTTTTCAGTTCCTCTTTATTTGTAAGTAGTGAATCCATGAGAAATCCGTAGTTCAATTTGAAGTCGCTATACCCTTGATAAACGGTATCAATATACCTCTCACTTGGCCTTCCTGGCTTTGCTCCATTAAACAAAATATAAACCATTGCCTTTACTCTGGAACCGTCCTGTAGGGTTACATAGACGTTCTGTTTGTAATAAAATCTTGGATATCCCTCATATATGTCAAGATTTCTTTCGTCTGTTTCGCTGATTCTCCACACGGCAACCGGCACTCGGTATCCTTTCTTTCTGCGTATGGTGGCGTATGATCCTGTCTTGCTCCCTCTGTATATCAATTCCCAATTATCCAGATAGCCGGTATATACCGGCTTTGCATCTGGACATCTGTGTCTCATCTGTTCTTTATTCAAATTACTTCCATAAGCAACATATAATTTCATAACAAATACCTCCTATATTAAGCTGCCACTGATGCGGCATTTTCTTTGAGCTGCTTCATCATGTGAAGCCTGCATGTTTTAAACTCATCCCCATATAATCCGAGACGATTTGTTAAGATGTGGTACATCAAAGTTACTTTCTTATCTGCAGAGTATCCAGAAACGCTTCTGAATACAATTTTGTCATCGGACTCTATTGCCCATGCGGACATGGCGAGACAAAACTGGATATATGCTTTGATCCGGCCAGCGTGTAATGTACTGTTGAAAAGTCTGAATTCTACGGTTCCTTTTGAGAAAAAGCTATGAAGATTAAGCGCGTGGTATCTTGTTTCGTTGTAATGATTGTGATTTACACCGCCCCAATAGTGATCGTTTGCCTCACTATACCAAATTTGCTCTGCCTTATCTTTTGTAAGATCTGATTCTTTTTTCATGGTATCGTAAAGACTTTTGCAGATCGGCTTACACCAGCGGTCCTTTCTTGCTCCGATGTTCAGTGCTTCGTATATAATTTCCTGCCGGGAGAGCATAAAGTTTACCATTCTGCGAAGTGATGTTGCTGTGTGGTTCGCTCCGTCGATGTGAATGTGAATACCACAACTGCTATGAGGTACTCCGCCGATCTCTTTGAACTTCCGGATGATGTTCTGTAAAGTTTCGATGTCTTCATATTTAAGAGGAGGAGTAACAAATTCAACTCTGTACTCATCTGGACTTGCAGATCCGACATTCATTTTTGGTGTAATGGAACTGTCTCTCATGACTTTCCATTGTCTTCTGTGAGAATCCTTGATTACTCTTGTGTGGTAACCGTCACTTCTCGGACCGGAAATAGTTCCTCCGACAACTTCCTTTACTGCATTTGCAGCCATCTCTCTGGTGATTCCTGTGAATTCTACTTCAACTCCGAATTTCTGGTTTTTTAAAAGTTCTGACATATCATGTTCCTCCTTGATTTTACATTCGCCGTCTACCGAATGTATGTTCTTGTTTTTATGGTTGTATATTAACATATGTACACTGTACGTCAATACTTTTTCGGAAAATATTTCTGCAAATAAAGAAATAAAATTGACAAAAGCGGAAAAATAAACTATAATAAGAAAAAAGAAGACAAGGAGGAATGGTTATGATTTCATACAATCCTTTGTGGAAGACTTTGATAGATAAGAATATGAAGAAAATGGATCTGAAGGAGCTGGCAGGAATAAGCAATACTACTTTGGCGAAACTGGGAAAGAATGGCCATGTAAGCACAGAGATTATCTGCAAGATCTGTGAGGCGCTTAATTGTGGTATTGGAGACGTAATTGAGATTGTGCATCCGGAAGAAGAGTGATATAATATGAAGAAAATATGTAATAGAAAAAATAAATTGTTTTGTGATGTTATTTTGATGTTCGCAAAATATGTAATAGAAAAAATAAAGGAAATAAAAACAAAAATGTGCTATGAAATTATAAGAAAAAGTAATGAATGTACCTATGAAGGACTCCGTGTTATTGAGTTTGAATAAAATATTAGAGCCAAGAAATGCCTATTTTACGGGCTTTCTTGGCTCTTTCTGTGTCCGTTGACAATCAAATGACAATACTTTTTTAATATGATTGTAAATAATTCCTTTTTATTTAGCTGGGAATTGACTCTTCCAGTCCCAATATTCTTTTTCTGTAATCTCTTCATTTCTGAATTTCTGGTACATATCAGCCCATGCT